GGCGGGTGCACTATTCTTACAACAGTTATTAACCGAGGGTTCTTAAAAACTCTCGGTTTTTTATTTTTTTAAAAAAATATGATATAATAATAATAAAGAAAGGAGCTTTTTAATGAACATTGTTCCAAGTTATAAAGCTTTACTAGCTTTAAAAAGACCAGAAGAAAATGAAATCGTTCTAGTGTCAGATACAAGACGAATATATCAATATCACAATAAAGAATGGGTTCTTTATGAACCACAAAAACCAACGATGTCATTATATCAGATTAATAAGCAAGCAATGGCGCAAGCCGAAACTTTTACAGAAAAAAGTATATTTTTAGCAAAAAAAGATATTCAAAAATGGAAAAATGGAATGTCTGATTGTAAATATTTTTTTCTTTTGTCCCATGATTTAAGATATTATACAGCCTTAATTGTTAATCCAGAATCAAAGACAAAGTTTGAAGATGTTGTTATTGAATGTTTAGAATCAATAGGAGATATAAAAGGAATTGGAACTACAGAAGAAAAGGATGCTGTTGAATTTTGGGTTGTTCCAAAAGGAAGTCAAGAAGCTTTCATTGGATATTTATTCCCATATAACAAGGGAGTGATAGAATGTCAGTAATTAACTGTAATGTAAATGAATTTGTATATAAACATAAAGTAAAATATAAAGAAGATGTTGGAAGACCAAATGAAACAATAGGTGAGTTTACTATTGAAGAATTGCCAAAAGCATTAGTTTCATTATGTTATGAGAAAAATACTTTTAATGTTCATCTTATTGGTTGGCAAGGTCAAAAAGTAAAAGAAGAAATGAAAATAATAGAAGGGAGTAGATTTGGAAGAAACCAAATCGATGTAAAAGTACATGAGTAAATATTTATGCAAAACAGTAGAAACCTATAGAGTAGATACAGAAGAAGAAGCAAATTTTTTAATTGAAGATAATAAAAACCAAACAACTTTTGAATTAATTAAATATAGCAGCGAATATAAGACCCGCAAGAGCAAGGGCGAAATTATTGACGAATACTGGGTGGTGTCACTCACCAAGGGAATTACAGATGTAAAAGAGCCAGATCGCAGAATTAAAGTAGAATATAGCCCAGATGAGGTGCGCTATGCCTAAGTTTGAAGTCGTTTCTGCTTATAAAGACCTAGGAATTAAACTTCCAAAAAGGTCAACTGCGCAAAGCGCTGGTTACGATTTTTGCGCAGCAGAAGATATTTTTGTTCCAGCTTATGAGAATCTTGTTCAAGACATGAGGGGAATTCAAAAAACTTTAGTTGATGCTCAAGAATTAAATAAAACTCTTGGAATTAAGCCTACTTTAATTCCAACTGGAATTAAATGTTATTTAGATGAAAATCAATATTTACAACTCTCAATTCGTAGTTCAATCGCTTTAAAAAATCTGCTGATTCTCGCTAATGGGGTAGGTATAATCGATGCAGATTATGTAGATAACCCAGACAATGAAGGACATATTATGTTCCAAGTACTTAACCTATCTCCATTTAATCTTCTTATTAAAAAAGGAGATAAAATTGGTCAGGGTATTATTTTGCCTTACGCAAAAGTAGAAAATGATAATGCTGAAGGAGAGCGCAATGGCGGATTCGGCAGCACAGGAAACTAGGCTTTTGGCCCTAGACCAAGCGAGCAAGTTGTCGGGTTGAGCGTATTTCCAGAACGGGGAACTAAAAGATTGAGGAAAAATACGAACAGAACAAGAGGAAATTGGAAAACGACTAGTTACAATTAGACAGGAATTAGTTAAGCTCATAGAAAAATATCAAATAAACCAAATAGCTTTTGAAGATATTCAATTACAAGCTTCTGTTGGAAATAATGTAAAAACTTTTAAAGTTTTAGCAAATGTTTATGGAGTTGTATTAGAGCTTGCGCAAGAGCTTAATATACCATATTCTATAGTTTCATCAAATACATGAAAATCTACTTTAAAAATAAGTGGTAAAACTAGACAAGTTCAAAAGAAAAATGCCCAAACCTTTGTTTTAAATACATATGGGGTAAAAGCTACTCAAGATGAAAGCGATGCTATTTGTATAGGTACTCATATGACAAAGTTTGGAAAAGTTAAAAATGGAAATTTTGACTGGTCAAATTAAATAAAGGCGTATAACGCCTTTTTTAATTTCAAAGATAGAGGAGGGTTTTTATATGAATATTTCGGCAGATGAGGTGCTTGCATATATATTAGTTGCTGTTGGAGGTTTTTTAGTTAAAGCTTTTCTTGATTGAATTAAAAGCGTTGGAGAAGAAAAAAATGAAAAGGCAAAAAAATTTGAAGAAAAAAATCTACGAGAAGAGATTGAAAAAATTGTTACAGAATCAAACAAACAGTTAAAAAAAGAATTAATTGAAGATTTATCCTCTTTCCAAACCGAAACAAAAGCAACTTATGATTATTGGCAAAAGATGTATTGAGATGCGATTGGCCGTTTAAATGATACGCAAAAAGAATTTGAAGTATTAAAAGAGCAAGATGTTTTATTTTATAAATATTTATTAATTGATACTTGTAAAGAATATCTTGCAGTTGGAGAAATGACTCAATATCAATTTGATAGATTAACTGAATGGTATAAAATGTATAAAGCTTTAGGTGGAAACAGTCAAGGAGATTTATATTATAAAAGAGCAGTAACCTTACCAATTGTTCCAAATGAACATGATGAAATTGATAAAGAAATGCATAGTATATTTGATTATCAAGATCAAGTAAAAAAAGATAGTAAAAAAAGCAAGGGGAGTAACTAATTAAAGTTACTCCCCTATTTTTATGTTTATATTTACCTCGCTGTTGTGAGGAACTCTGTCTGGCATGGGAGGAGGGATTCGAACCCCCAAATATGGTGTTGCTTCCCATCTACGATTTTCATCGCCATTTTTATGTTTGTGGGCTGGACTATATCTTCGACTGTTCTAGTCGGGTGATTATCTAGTCTCTACGGGCCTTTCGTTCCCTCGGTATTACCATATCTAAAAGACTTAGGTTTCACCGATATCATCACCTTCACTTACAATGTCCCCACTATAAGGCACCAATTTCCGAAGTAACCCTTCAGGTTGAAGACCATCGTTTTACCATTGAAACTACTCCCATATATAAGCGCGCTACTATGCGCGCCATGATACTAAATCTTTTCGATTTGTAAAGTTTTTTCTTCTGGTTCTTTTTTAAACAAATAAACGCGAAGAATTCCATTTTTAACTTCATATTGAATTTTTTCAAAACTATTTGGTTTAATTTCAAAAGAGGAATTAATAGAGTAGTCTCCAAAGACCTCGTCTTTAGTATCTCCTTTTACTACCAAATAATTTTTTCCATCTTTTTCCTCAATATCAATAATCAAGTCATCTTCATTAATTCCTACTACGTTGTGAATTAATACTATTTTGTCTTTTTCTTTTTTGATTTTATAAGGATACATGTCGTGTACAGCCCTATCAAAAGAATAAGAACCTTTGTTCCAGAATAAATTAAACAAATCATCATAAGTATACATAATTAAATAACCTCCTATTGCCTATTATAATGGCTAAAAAATCTTATACAGTAACAAGAGTAAAACCATTTTCCCATGGGATTGCGCTATAATAGTAAACCTCATCACTGTCAAAAAAATATATTACAAGAGAAAAGGAGTGCAAAAAAATAGTTTTAAATAATTGAAATTCTACTTGAGGAAAGTCTTTTTGTCGAATTTTCAATTTCATTATTATCTACTCCTTTCTCTATTATTATTATAACAAAAAATTTAAGAAGATTGCCAAGAAGAATTTTCTGTTTTTACAAAAACAGAACGGCTCTTTTCTCATTCACTATCAGAAGTTTTTACTCAAAGAAAACCTTTCTTTCATCCATCTTCTGTCTTTACTCAAATAAGACTATGCTCATCTTCATTTATAGTTAAAACAAAAGTAAAATTGGTAGAAAATTTATCTTTTCCTTCAAAAGGATATATTATGCCGTTTGACCCCAGTCAACCATCATATTGAGAAACATCAGAAAAATTTTCTAGTACTCTTTGAGTAGCATCTGAAAAATCTATTACAACAGGAGAAAGATTGGTGCTAAATGTAAGTCAAATTGCTTTTAAGCTAATTGTTCCTCCTAAAAAATTTGAAGTAATAATTTCGTTTGGGTATCAAACTTTTCCACTTTTTTTATTTCCGTCCAAATCTTTTCCATCCATTGAAGTATCAGATTCTCAATACAAGAAAACGGGAGGAATCTCGTATTTACAGAGATATGTTTTTTCATATTTCCAGTCTTGGTGAGTAAAAGAAATAACGATATTATTTCCTTCTTCTAATACAGGCGCAGCTAAAACCTTATAATTCGTATCATTAGGATATTTATTATTAATTTTATTCTCTGGTCAATCTTTTAAACGAAAAGGTGAGTCTAAGTTAGAGATGTATTGTAATCTATAAAAAGAATTAGTAGCAGAAGATAAATCAAAAGATAAGTTTAAATTAAAATTTAAATCTACCCAATAATAAATTCCTTGGTAAATTCCATAGTATCCTTTATATATAACACTGTCATCTCATTTAAAATTAAAACGAAACACTTCTTTTAAAGATTCTCAACTTAATACTTGATTAAAAAGAATTATTGTTTGAGGGGCGTTTGGTGAAACATTTATTGAGTTTACTGTTCCTTGACGGTACATAGCATTATTTTGAGTAAGAGTTCATCTAAATCTAACCGCATGAGAATTTCCATCATTTGGCCCCCCAGTTCCGTATCCAACTCCATCGCCACCTTCTGGACAATAGTATGTTCCAGGGTATCTTGGATTATTATGAATAAATTGAACAGCAATTTTTAAACGAGAAGAATCTGGATTATAATGAGAACCAATTTGAACTTTTATTTGTCCATTTTCTGATAGCGCAGAGTCATTGGGAACTGTATATACCTCGTTGTCGTATGTAAATGTTATTGCCATTTTAATTCCCCCTATTGTTTAATTATAAAGTTTTTGTCTATAACTCCCATTTCTTTAAATTTATCTCCAATAGTTACAGTTTTTCTATTGGTTTTTTTCACTAAATATTGAGATTGAATAACATAATTTGGAATTGCTTTTCCTGTTTTTAAATCTGTGGCGCCTTGCTTAATCTGCACATAATCGCCAACTTGAATATCTCCAGAACGTTCGCGCACATATGGTTGAATTTTAGAATAATTAATTTTTTCTTTATCTAACATTTCTAACAGTTGAACATAAGATATTTTTTTAGAATTAAACTGTTCGGCAAATTCTTTATATTTCTTTTGTCGAATTGTATCAGCTTTTTTCAAAATTTCTTTATCGTTTGCATAACCTAACATATTTAATCTTTTTTTAATGTCTGTTTCAGAAGTTCCCCATTTTCCATTTGCAATATCTTTTACAATAGTATCTTCTCCTTTCTTTGGAGAAGTTATTTTCTTTTCTGTCATTAATTTATTTGTTACTAAATATTGAATAGCTTCATATCTGTTTCCTAAAATCTTTTTTCTTTCTTCAATATCAGAAAGACCACCATTTAAAATCTCTTCTGCAATTTGTGCATCAGAAAGTCTATTATAATTCTTTTTTGTTGTTGCCATAATATCTAATCTCCTTTCAAAAAAGAAAAAAGAGGAAGAACTAGTCTTCCTCTTTAAATATTTTTTTAATCCATTTTAAAAACTTTTTTAATAAAGCAATAAAACCAGTTCCTAATTCTTCTTCTTCTGTAGGAGTTTGCGGTTTTGCTGGTGTAACACCTTCAGACGGCTTTTCCTCTTTTTTATTTGAAAGTTCTGAAATAGGAACATAAATTAAATCTTTATCAAGAGGAACTGATGTATATTGATGCATAACTGCTTTATCTGAGAAATCTCCATGAACTTCTCCATCATTAATTCCCCAGAAAGCAATCCATTTATTACATTCTACTTCTGGCATATAAGTATTAAACCAGATTTCTGTGCTGTAGACACCACAGTAATATCCAGCTTTTGAGATGATTTCTAAGAATTTGTTTACAAGAGGAGTAATGTGTTCTTTTGTTAAAATGCCATTTGCGGCTTTAAAGCCATCAGCATCTTCCATATCAAACCAAACTCCACAAGAAATATTTTTTCCTTCAATTGCTTTAAGTACCATTTCTGCTTGTTCTGCGGCCCCATCAAGGTCAAGCGCATAGTCATATCAATAAACCCCATAAGGAATATTTAATTCTTCACATTTGCGCACATTAGTCTCAAACATAGAATCAATTTTAACCCCTTCATTAATTCTAATAATGACAAAATCATAAGGAGTTAAATCAATATCTCCATTATAAGAAGAAATGTCTACTCCATATCCAAAAACTTTTTTAACAGATTCTTCTTTTGTATCTTCATTAAATTCTCCAGCAGAAGGATTGTCTGTTGTTTCATTAGGGTCAGAGAAAGTAGCCCACATTTCACTTCTGTCTTCTGTTCCAGAAATAGCTAAGAAAATATATTCTCCATTTTCTTGTCATACAATATAACGATGACCATTACCAATATACTTTCAATTATAATGAATTTTATCTCCTTCGTTATAAACTCTAACGATTTCTCCACTTGGCGCGCCTTTTCTTGCACGAACATCGCTTACAGTTAATGTGGCAATACCATCTTCTTGTATTAATTCATCAATAGGATTTGCTGCTGGGGTAGCTGTTTTTAATCTAAATGCTGTTGTGTAGGTTCCTCAATAAGGCAGCGCGCAAAGATCAAAATTACCATTATATCCACCCTGGTTTTGTCCCATAAAGTAACCTTGACTTCCGTCTATATCAGAATGGAATAAAGCAATATGACTATACGGAGTATATGCATTCTCTGTAAAAAGAACAACATCTCCTGGCTGAAGCGTTTCTACTTCATCAAAATAATTTAAAATTCCATTTGAATATCTCTGCTCTCAAATATCCTTTACATATCCGCTATTTGTGCAATAGCAAAAAGGAACATCATTTTCGATACACCATTTTGCGTATCCATCTCAACATTGATTGCCATAGTAGCCATCAACATCTCAACCGGTTCCTATAAATGTCTTATAAAAGGTATTATAATCCATTATTCTCACTCCTTTTTATTTAAAATATCCCCTATTCTATTTCAATATGTTTCATATCTCTTTTGAGATTTTATTTTTGCCAATATTTTAGACTGTTCTTTATTTAAGCTTTGTTGTCTTAACCTTTGTATTTTTTGAATAACTCCACTTTTAAAAGAGCTGGCATTGAAAGGCATGTTTGTAGCAACATTTAAACTTAAAACGCTATCTAAAGAATTGGTATTTTTAACATATTCAAAATAATATAGTTCTGCTATTAAAGATTGTGCTAATTCCATATTATTATTATCTGCGGTATTTGTTAGATGAATATCAATTACATTTTCAACATATACTCCAGAAGCATAAACTTGTCTGTCTAAAGAAATCATTTGAATAATTTTATTAGAGTCTACCACAAAATGTGAGGTTGTTGAACTTTCAGAAAGAGAAACAAAAGTGTCATCTGCATTTTTTTCTTCTCCTCAAACTCGAATTTTTTCTGCTGATTTTCTAATCTTTTTTCCTCTTTCATCATAACTTCCAACCTGAAGTAAATCATATTGAATTGGAAGTTCATCACTTTTGAAAAGAACCTTTTTATTATATGGTTCTTCAACTAAACTTTTCTCTTGTTCAAGAGGAAAGTAAACTTCAAAGAAATCTTTATCTACTTCGAACTCATTTCCAGTTTTTTTATAAGGTGCCAAAAAAATTGATTGAGATTCTGTAATTGCGTTTACAGAAGGAGCAAAATAATGCCCATATTCATTTCCACCTCAAGCAAATCAAGTTGTTACAATTGCTCTATCTGGGTCTTTTGCGGGGAAACCGCCGGGACCGAAATAAACTCTTTCATATGGCAAAATTCCATCTTTTACAAATAAATAATGGTCAAGTTCAAAAGTAATAGCATCTTTTCTTTTTGGATCTCTAGGGCATCAATAAACAGGTATAAAATCTTTTTTTATTTTAAATATACCATTTTCAACAACAGTAGCTAAATCTCAAGGATTAATAATTTCTGCTTTAAGCATTCCCGCAGGCATTTCTTTATCTCATTTTTCATCTTTAATTCTTCGATAAATTTGAGTTGCTAACACTCCTCGATCTGAGTCAATCTGAGAAGGTCTTTCATAATCTTGTTGAAAAATCATAGCGGCAGTGCTCGCGCCGGACGCAGAGTCATAGGCATCACTATGTGCCCAAGTTTCTCAGCTTACTCCATCAACAGCAATTCATTGTTGTCCTTGACAATATTCAATAAAAATTTCTTGACATTCTGCATTTCCTAAAACAGTTGGGTCTCTATCTTTTTCAGTTCAAATTGGCTGACCGCTTTCTCCAATCATAATTTGTAAAATATTAATTATATTAGTATGTGGAGTTCATTGAACTAATCCATATCCATTCGGACCTCCACCTATGGTAACACCATAAGGAGTATTATTCTCTCATCTATTTGGATTTACACTAGATTCATTTTGCATGTTTGCTAACATACCAGCTATTGCGCCATCTGTTCATGCGGTAGCCTTGGCTTTATATAATTCATTTAAACCGTCTATTTCATCTAAACATTTAAAAAAACCATATACGCAACGCATATTATTAAACATCTCATCATCTGTAGCAGCTAAACTCCTACTTTCAGCAGGCACAAATCAGCTTAAACCTTTTGCAAATTGATGATGTGAAGCAAAAGGACTGCTTTCTGCTCCATTTGTATCATTCATAAAACATACATCATAATATGGGTCTGTATATTGACATTGATAGCAAGTTCCTACAATAGGGCCTGTGCAGCCTCCTTGAATTAAAACATTGCTTCCATCTGGAGAAATTCCAAATTCAATATGTACGTGAGGTGGGCACCCTCCAGAATGACCACCCATAAATGTTCCAAGTCCATGAGCTAAGGGTCCTCCTTGTGGCACTACAGTTCCTCCTCTATGCATAGGGGAATCTTGATGTGCGACAATAAGAGTTACTATAACAGGTTCTTTGCGACTTGGAACTCATACTTCTGCAGGGTGTCCCGCAGAATCAGAAGAATATCATAAATCACAGTTTGTTGTAGGGTCTATCCCATAGGTAGATTTTGTCATTGTACAAGGAGCGTATAATACAGAGTTTCCAATGTCCATAGGATTCCCACAACAATGTGACCCTCCATCAAGAGGTCCTCAATATTGAGAAACAGACCAAGATGTTGTTGGGAAAAGCATTACTTCGTGGGCACCTTTTTTTAACTTTTCGTATGGTTGCATACTAATCCCTCCACTTGAAACGCTTCTGCTGCAAGTCAATGGTCTGGATAATAACTTAAAATTTTTAATTGATTTTTTGTTTCTCTAACCAAAAAACTATTTTCATCAAGAAGCGTTAGGTATTTATTGAATAATTTTTTCGTCTGCCCAACAGTAATTTTAGGAGGCAGACGAAAAAATGAGCATTTTTCTAAATTATCTATACTTTCTAAGTATTCTTCAAAATTATCCAAGTTCTTTATATCCTTGCGCTCTGACACTATCATTAATACCTTTCGTGGTTGGATCAATCACAATACCTAAAACTGCCAGAATATTAATAATAGTCATCATTAAAGTTGTAACTGTATCTTGACTAATAGGAGATACAACTCCAAAAATACCTAAAAGCTGATAAATAAAAGCTACTGTTGTTGTTACTAAAGCAACTAAAGTAGTTTTGTTTAAATAACGTAATTTCCAATTAATTTTCATAAAAAATTCCTCCTTTTTATTTATTTTATACCGAATAAAACTAAGCCACTGTATGAAGCACCTGCTCTTTCTGCCAATCAAACTTTCCCAGATGAGGTTGAATTAGAGTCAAATTGAAACCAAGCAGAATAAGTATTATAACTTCCTGTTCCATCTTCTTTTATATCTGGAAAAAAGGCTTGATGAACATTAGTAAAAGGCCTATAAGCAAAAGTGCCTTCTGATTCTTTAATTAAAGGAATCATTATTGTTGCCAACATACTTCCTCCATTTTGATTTCCATCGCTTCCAACAGTGGAAGGCCCTCCATTTGTAACGCCCAAAATTAAACATCTATACTTATCTAATCCAGTTACATTCGCTTTACCACTTGTTCCTACTGGAACTCCAGAATAAATTAACTCTATTTGCCCAAAAGCAGCTTTTTCTAAAGTAATTGCGCCATCTTTAATTTTATCTCCAGAAATGCCTCCAACGTCGCCATTAAAAGCAAGAATTTTTGCATCTGTAATAGCTCCATCTGCTATTCTATCTGTTTGAATTCCAGAACCAGGTTTATTTGCTTCATATTTTTTTATTTTTTGATTTGTAACAGCTTCATCTGCTATTTTAGTTGTTGATATTGCACCTGTCCCAATGTTATCTCTTGTTACACTTGCGTTTTTTAAATGCTTATTCTCTATGCTTTTTGAAGGTAATCATGATAAAGTTTTTAAGTCGCTATCAATAAAACTTTTTAATGTTTTGTTCCCTTGGTCGTCAAAAAAAACTCCATCTGATTTTGTTACGGGGTAGTTATATTGATCTCCAGATTTGCCTTGTAAAAATTTCATTTTTAAAATCGACATTATGCCACCCTCTTTCACATATAAACATTTATATAGGCTGGTTGATTATTGATATTTTGTTGAACAATTTCATCAAATTCACTAGTTTCTACTAATTTGTCACTAGTTGCTCTTGAACCTAACCCATCATTTCTTTTTCCTTGATATGTTCCCAAAAAATTACCCGCTTGCTGAATTCCACTATAAGCAAGAGTATTAAGTCAAACATTCATATCACCCCTACCTCAAGTCATACTATAATCTTGTGAATGAAATAAATGTTTATGAGGAGGCAGTTGATTTTTTTGTAACATAAAACTATTTTGGCCGCCTGTGGTGCCTACATTAGCGCTTGCCGCACGTAAAAAATATTCATCTTCAATTTTTTCTCAAGAGCCGCCCATTAAAGTTGATGGATTTATATCTTGTAAACCAATATAAATAGCTCCAACAGGATAAGCTTCATTTAAAGAGAACATTTTTACTCAAGAAGAAAAATTATAAGTTGAACCAGATGTTTTTGTTCCAGTTCTAACATAAGTTGATTGCCCATCACTAGCATATTGAACAATCATGTTATTTCCTGGATAGGCCCAAATAATTCATTTATTTTTTGTTGTGCTTGGCGTATTCTGAGTTCCAGTATAATTATACACCTTACCAGGAACAATACAGTTATCAATATTAGTTATAGTAATTTGCGCATCAGCATTTCCTTCTATTCTAGAAATTCTTTCGTTTAAACTATCTAAAAAAGCTTTTACTGTAGTATTATTGTAATTTACCGCCTCTGCTTTTGTTACTGGATTAACATAAGCAGAATTATCATCAGGTTGCAAAACCTTTAATCTTGCATTAATATTTTCTTCTGCCATTTTTTAACCCACCTTCCTTCAAACAAAACATGGTCTTAGTGTATTAAAAGTTACATTAAAACGCATTGGAGATATTTTTCCATCATTATACATTTGTCAAACAACATATACCAAATGAGAATCGCCTTGAGGTAAATAATGCAAACTTTCCATATGGTGTTGACGACCAGTAGATTTAGGATTTGCATCTCCATTAACAACGGTTCCAAAAAGACGACTTTGAATATCTTCTTGAATTTTTTTAACCTTTCCGTCAATAATTTTATAAGAATCAACATCTCCAAAGGTAGGAGCCTCAAAATCAGAATATTTTTCTTTAAAAAAATTTCACATTTCTTCAATGGTACAAATATTCTCAGCGTCAGTCTGATAACTAGTTGTTCTTACTATTGTTTTAAAACAAGTTAAAACTTCTTGTGTTTCCACCAATTCTCAACCAGAAGGAGTGTCACTAAGATTAAATTCATCATTCACTCACTCAATAGTTGAACCATCTGGGTAATGTTCAAAATCATAAGATTTTATTATCATTCCTACTGGTAACATTGTATCTTCAATTTGCCCAACTCTTGTTTTCAAATCATTACATTGATTTTGTAAAGTTTGTTCTCAAGAAATTCCAGTTTCTTCACTAGCTGGAAACCTTTTATTAAATTCTAAGTCTATCACATTTGAGATAGTTGTACCCAAACCTTCAAGGTAACTTTTTAAATCAGTTAAAAATTCATCAAGATTTGCATTTGTTGTGTCTTTTTCTAATATTTTTGGAAAAGTTCCCTGTACGGCTTTTGGAGAGACAACAGGTACTATGATATTTGGGTCTGTTTCTGAAGGAAGCGTTTTTATTTTTAATTTATTTTCACTCATATTAGCCCTCCTATTAAATTAAAAAAGGAGGGCTTTAAAATAGCTCTCCTTTTTGTTCGTTAATAATATTATTAATATTAAAATCGCATGATTTTTTATCTAAGTAAAAAGACGTTGCATTTACTAGTTCTTTATCTACTTCTTTTATTAATTTTAAAATATATGCAGCATCAAGAACCTCTCCAATTTCAAGCAACTCTTTATACATTTTAGAATATAAGTCTAAAGTTTCTTGCTCTCATTCTATTCATTTTTCAAGACCAGTCTTCACTGCATTTCTTTTTGTTGTTGCATCTACATCTCGTTTCTGATAAGAATATCATGCAGTAGGAATTATTTTTGGGTCTGAAACTGGCTTTTCTTTTATCAATTTTTCATGATGAGAACAAAAATAACAGTTTAAATCTGAATAATTTTTACTTTCACATAAATAATGGTTTTTATGACATTCTTCATAACTCTTTAAATTTAAAAAACAATAATATCTTGCCATTTGGTCATGAACCATTAAGCCCTTTATCATGTGCGCAGAAATTTCAGAAAAAATTTCTTCAACAACCATAATTAAATCCTTTTTACAATAACATCAATTGAGTGGGTTGCTTCAATTCCAGTATTTACAAAATTAATTGTGGTAGGAATTGAGCAAGGACAGTTGATATTATTATTTTGTGGAACTTGAACCAAAGTTGAAAAAGACATATTTGTTTGTCCTGTTGCTGCAGTTGACATAATAGCTTGTGGCTGAAGAACACCATTTTTTTGCATCTGTACTATAATTTCTCCTGTTCCACTACCAACCACATTGTCTGTTACTGTAATTTCGTAAATTCCACATTTATTTAATTGAATTGTATTTGATCCTATAATTTGCGCACTTGTTCCTTTTAATAATGCAATATTATTAAGAGAAATTGATTCTCCCGTTGTTGTTGTTAAATTTTTAGAATAAACTTCAAGCATTTTTAATAAACCTCCCTTACCTATATCCTTCTTTATTAAAAATTTAAAAAAGGGGAATGGAATAAATCCATTCCCCTTAGTTTAACCAATTAAAGGTTGTTTCCACAAGAACAGAACGGATTTGTTCCAGCATAATAGGTACTAGCGTTTGGATAGCGAACTACCCCCGCCATGGCTTGCTGCATTTGAAGCTGATTAATTTGATTTTGCAT